CCAGCAAGCCCTCCAAGCGCGCTGCGCGGGTTTCGTAGTGCGCCTGGATCAAAGCGCCAGCCGCGCGGGCTTCCTCTTCTGGCCGTCCGGCAGCCATGTGCTTTTCGGCCTCCGCGTCGGCGATGGAGAACGGCGGCTTGACGGCATCCGGTTCGACCGTTTGCCCGGCGGGTCCGGCGGACGGCTCAACCGCAGGCGATGCTTCAGGTTGTGCCGCCTTCACAGGCTCGGCGTTAGCCGGTTCAGCCTGCGGGGCGGCTTCGGGTTCAACCGCGGACTCTAGCGATGGTGCCGTTTCCGGCTCCTCGCGCGGTGGCATCCGGGCTTCGGCCTCGCGATACGCGGCGGACACCTCCGGCGACAGATCCCGCATCTGGTAATCCAGTTCGAGCATCCGCTGCCGCATTTCGGTGATTTCTGGCGTATCGCGGGTGAGCATGGCCATGCCATCTTCATTCGCCAGAAACGCATCGTGATCCGGTTGCAAGGCTTCCAAACGAGCGGCGTATTTTTTCGCCAGGCGCGGCGTTGCATCGTTCATGCGCGCTTGAAGATCGGCGATTTCGGCGGCGTTTGGTGCCTGCGATTCAGCCTGCTTGCGCAGATCGGTTTGCGCCTGGTCAATCTGCTCGCGCAGCGTGTCGCGCGCTTCAGACAGCGCATCGAACTTCTGGAACGTGTCGGGCGCGATCTGCCGCGCCATGCCGTGAATATCGGTCGGCTCCGGCGGCGGTGCGGCGGGCTTGTTCGCCTCGACGTTCAGCGGCTCCAGCAGATCGGCCTGCACCGGCACATCCTGCATGCTGTAGGTCGTTGGCCTCAAAGGCTCCACGCCCTTCCATGCGCCCTCTGTCTGCCCGATCACGCCCAGATCGGCAGCCTTCTCGATGAAGTGCGGCTCATTCTTGAGCATATCGAGCACTGCACCCGCTGGCGTCGGCACCGGCACGTGCATATGGCCAAATACTGACGCGGCATAAGCGTCAGGCATGGCTGGGATATCGTTGGCAAGCTGCGGACTGACCCCAACTTCGAACAGCGTAGAACGCACGCCAGCTTGGGCAGCAGAGTAACCAGCGCTTAGCCCCCTCATCGCCGCATCCAAGCCAGCAGCAGCGGGGCGGATCAACGCCTCGTTGAACGAACGCACAAGACTGGTCTGGCCTTGCTGAAGATCGTTGAAAATGCCCGCACGCTTGAGCGCGGCTTCAGTTTCCGGCCCCATGCCCAGATGGCCAGTTCCCCATCCGTCGCGCACGCCCTGGCCAATGGCGTTCAAAACATGCCCGACTGATGAGTTGGCGTAATAGGCATCGACGTCGTCGCCAGTCGCCATTGCGCCGGGGGTGACGCGCCCGAAATCGTCCACCTGCCCTGCAATCGGCGGCGGCGCGTGCTGCGCCAGCAAATCCTCGGTGAAAGGCACGGCGGGTGCGTGCTGGTTCAACAGGTCATCCGTGAAGGGAAGATCAGCCATTATTCATTCACCGGGACGGAGGGGCCAGCAGGCGCGGGCGTCGGTGCTGCCGACTTCGGACGCGGGCGCGAGAAGCCATTGGCCTCAAGCATTTTCTGCGCCTGATCAGCAGGAAGACGGCCGGCATGATATGCGCCGAGAATGCCTTCCATCGTGTCCAGGTTCGGCGCTGCGTTTGTTGCCGGCGTGGGCTTAGCGCCGGTCTGAAGATCGGCGTTTGACGATTGCCAGTCCGCCAGCTTTTGCGCAGTCGTGCGCACATAGGGGGTGATGATTTTCCCCAGATAGGCCTTGCCGTCCGGCGACAGCAGATCTTCCGGCGTGGCGCCAGATTGCCGCGCTGCCTGATAGGCGGGGAAGAACTTGCCCATGAACGAAAGCAGGTTCTGCTCGCCCACCGGGTCGGCCATGCCTTGGAACAGTTTGTCCTTGCCGCTGATTTGATCCTTGGCGTTCGCCAAGAACTGCTTCTTCATCGCGGCCTCGGCCTCGCCATCCGGCGAACGCTTGCCCTGAATCTCCGCGCTCAATTCCTTCACACCGGCCAGCGTCAAAACGCCTTGCGGCCCGGCAAGCCCTGGCAAAATGGTGGGATCGGTGATTTTCTTCGGGTCGCCGTCTGGCAGGTTGATCCGCGAATAGACATCCCAGAAGCCCGGCCCATAGGTCGCGCTGTCCTTGTCGTCGCGCTTGGCCGTGGCAAGCAACATCTGGTTGACCTGCCATTTCTGCTGGCCGGTCAGATTGGGATCGTTGGCGATCTTGTCGGGATCAACCTTGCTCGGATCTTTGAGCATTTGCGACACATAGCCATTCAACGACGCTTCACTGGCGTCGTGCTGCTGCTTGTCTTGAATCGCCCACAGGCGCTGCGCCTTCATCATAAGCTGAGATGCGGCGGCCTCGTTCGGCGCGGTAGCAAGCGCGTCTTGCAATGCCTGCATGCGGTTGGTGGAGCTATCCACCGGCCCGCCGTCCGACACCAGAGCAGCCTTGAATTTCTGCACATAGCCCGATGTGGTTTGCCCGGTTGGGTCTTGTTTGTCGGCCAGCCAAGGCGTTGCCGATCCAGCGGGCGCGATGTTGCCAGGGCCGGAGAAATAGCCCACCGCCACGCGCTCAGGATCGCCGCCAGTTTTGGCCACCAGATCATCGATGATGCGCCGGTGCACGGCCATGTTGTCCGCCGGGTTGCTGATATCTTCGCCGGGACGGGCGTATTGCCGGAAGGTGGCGGGCTGAATCTGCCCCGGGCCGACTGCGCCGGTCACGCTGGTGGTGCTGTTGGTGCCGCCGCCGCTTTCGACCTGAAGCACCGCATTCGAAATGCGGTCATTGGTCACGCCGCCGATCATGGTCGCCGCGCGCGTGCTCCATTGCTGGTCGCCCAGGTTCTGGAAATGCTGCGAAAGGGCAAGATATTGTTGCGGGTCGAACTGCGTGCGGTTGTCCTTGATGAACGTTGCGGCCTGCCCGGGATCGGTGGCCGCCATCGCCATGGCGCGTTCGGCGTAAGCCCGTTTCACAACGGCGGCCTGCTCAGCGTCGATCATCTCATGTGATGCGCCAGCCAGCGCGGCCTTTTTTTGTGCCACTTGCACCAAGTCAGACAAGTTGTGCTGGAAATTGTCTTCATCAAACGGGCTGGCCGTGATGGCGTCGATCTTGATTTTCTCGGCGGCCTGCTGCGTCTGGATGCCATATACCGAAAATTGTCGGTCTGCATGGTCCCCGATCTGGCTGAGGGAATACATGTTCAATCGGCGGGATTGTTGTTCGAACGCGACTTGTTGCGCCGGGTTTTGCAACGTCGCTTTGATTTGCTGGCGGACTTGCTCCAGATGATCGACCACACCTGCACGCGCGTTTAGCGCATCAGAGCCTTGCAGGCCCATATAGCCCGGCTTGTTGGGGTCATTTGGATCGCCATGCAGCGTCGTGGTGGTGGCGTCTTGGAATTGGTTGAATGCGCCATCAACCGCAAGGTTGTTGTGCAGATCCTGAATGGCCGCAAAATGCTGTGAAGTCTGATCCAGACCGCCCGCCAAATTTTGCGCACCTTGGCCGATTGCCGCGCCGAACGCGGCGGGGTTGGCCTGCACGTTGATATAGTCGTTGCCGGGGTTGGTGGTCGGTGCAACGGTCGGGGTGCCGGAGAAGGGAACCTGCGGCATATCAAAACTCCACTTTCGGAGCTACGCCTGTGGCAAAAATGCTTGGCGCAGTTGATCCGCCAGACTTGGCCTGCATCATTGCCGCGCTTGACGCGCCGGACAGCAGCGAGCCGGTGGCAGACAGGATCGAGCCGCTTGTGGCACTCGAAGATTGCATCTGATCAAGCTGGCCTTGCGCTTCAAAGCCGGTCGCTTGCGCTTGGTATCCATAGACTTGGCGCAGTGCGTTGTTGCGGATGTTCAGCACGTCGTTGTTGCCGAGCAGCTTTTGGCTGGTTTGGACGTTCAGCGCTGTACCATTGTTCACATCCAGCCCGTTGGCCGCCGCCGCCGCCCGGATCGCGCCGGTCTGCTGCGCCGTCTCCATTTGCTTTTGCGCAGCCTGTGCATCCCCGGCCTGCCGGGCATACTGGGCATTTTGCTGCGCTATTACTGCATTGTTGGCATTGACCTGCGATTGATATGCGGCGGCCTGAGACTGCGCCTGGCCGGATGAGATCGCGCCATAAGCGCTGACCAAAGCGGTAGACACTGCCGCGCCAACAGCTGCTTGGGATGCCGTAATGCCGACAAGGGTTTCTATGCCCATGATTTCACCTCGATCGGCATGACACGAATGCCATTCACCTCAGTTTCTTCGCCAAACTGGAAGCCCAACCATTCGACCCAATGGCGCGAGTTTTCTTTCCCGACGCGCTCAAAATTTTGCAGAGTCGCAAACATGGTTTTCATGATTGCAATCTGTCTTTTTGCGTGGCGCAGGAACGTGATCGGCTTGGCGGTTGCCTGCGGCTGCGTCACCAACCACACCCACCCCGACGACGACAGCAGCGAACCGTGTGGTATCACTCCGCCCATCGCCAGCGGGATGCCGCTCTCGACAGCGCAGAAGCCATAGGTCGAAGCCCGCACCCCATGCAGCAGGGCATCAAGCGCAGTGCCGCCGCTCAGCCTCGCCAGATCGGACTGGTCTATTTCTGTCATCAGTGGAACCAAGGCCCGCGCCAAGTCTTCGGTGGCAGTCACGATCTCGATCATGAATCACCCATGGTGATTTCCGGCATGACGCCGAGCACGGTTGCGGGAACAGGATCATCAAGCTGAATCCAAATCTGGCCTCCGGTGTCATAAGTCGCATCGACAATGATGCGTTCATCACCGGTGACCAGTGGCAAAGGGCCGCCCATTTGGATGGTGGAATTCCACTCCTTGATCGTGACCACGCTTGCCGCAGTTCGGCCCACTTTCAACCCACGCGTGTCCTTCACTCGAACCGTGACCGCGTTGATCTTCTTCCGCTTGCCCTGGATTGTCGGCTCGCCCACATCAATGCGGCAGGTCTGCATCTGCGCTTGAAACGGCAGGCCCACCACCACCGAGCTTGCCGCTTGCTGAAGCGTCACCTGACCGCCGCTCACCACCTGCTGCGCGACCACATTGCCATCGGCCGAGATCGAGACCGTCAACCCGTTGAGGTGGGTCAATCCGGACAACACTGTGACCGGCTGCGTCATCGTCCATGTGCCGCTGTTGGCAGGCACTGGCGTGGCGTTCGGGTCGTTCTGCAGGACGGCGAAAGCCTGCGTGACGGTGGCCGTCACCTGCGTGCTGGAAATGAAAGCCGTAATGGTGGCTTTGCCACCGTTGGCACGCACCACCGCACCAACATTGGCAACCGAAAACACTCCAGCATCCGCCGACAGGGCGATTGCACTGCCAACGATGTTTGCTCCCCCCCCCATGGTGAGATTAGCCGCTGGTGCGGGCTGAGCGAGGGAAAGCCCGCAATCCACGCACCAGGCCTTTTCGATGTCGGCCGAGATGTTGAACGTGGGATCACCATCGATCTGCGCACGCTGCTCCATGCGCTCAATCGTGTAGGTCCAGCCGCCGGACAACAGCCGCTTCACGACGAAATAGACGTTGTCATACGGCGGCTCAGACACCGAACACACGGACTGAAACAGCCCGTTCGTGTCGTGCCTCATCCAGCCATAGACATCCTGCTCTTTGAGGTATGTCAGCGACAGAAGCGAGCCGGTGTTCTGCACCGCCCAGACCACCTTGAATGGTTCTTCCGCATAGGCCCACTCGCGGATCTTGCGGTTCACAAATAGGTGGTTCGACAGCACCGTGAGATCGGTGCCGGTGTAGATGTTCACGTAATAGTTATACGACAGATCGCGCACGATGCTGCCCTTGGCCTGGATGAACAGCACCTCTTGCCCGATCACCAACGGCTGGACATCAGCCGCGCCATTGTAGGCTTGCGGCGTGGCGGTGATGTTGGTGGACGTGATCGCCGTTGGCGTGCCGCCGGACGCCACACCACCCCCGGTGATCTGCCAAGCGCCACCGGACGAGAACATGATCAGTCCAGACGGCATCGGCACCAGCGCGGTGATGCGGTTCACCTGCGTGCTGGCGAGCGTGTCAGTGATTGCATCATCTGGCCGCACCGGCAGCGATGAATCGAAGTTCAGAAACGCACCGGTTTTCGAGCACCAAAAGGTCTGCGGCTGTGATGTGGTCTCAGCAAACCACTGGCGCTGCCCGTAATAGGCCGTGCAACCGGGGTAATTGGTCCCAGACGTGCCGCTCGACACCAGCGTTGCTGTCGCCCCGGCCCCACTACCGCCACTGCCAGAGATGCCGGAAAACTGACCGCTGAACGTGACCGCGCCGGAAGGCGTGGTGCCACCGCTCGCCGGGTCCACAATCGTCAGCGTTACGCCGGCATAGCTCGCCCCCGGAGTGATGATGCTGATGTTGGCCAACACACCGTTAGAAAACACCGGCTGCAAAATTGCGCCCGATCCGGCGCTAGAATTCATCGCGAGATAGGCTGACGAAGAATAGCCCGAACCACCCGTGACGGTGATACTGGCAAATGCGCCGGTCGTCAGCACCGCGAATGGGTTGTTGCCTTGCGGTGGCGTCGTGGAAAAATCAGGCGAGCCATTGCGATCAGCATAGCTGGTCGATGTGGTCGAACCGATCAAGCCATACAGCGCACCGGCTGGGGCGGACCCGTTGGGGATCTCGGCCTGCCGATAGATGTTGTAGGAGGTGGGCGTAACGCCGCTGGGGGCTGTCCATGTCAGGCTTTGGTAGACATCACCATCCAGGCTCATCATCCGACTGCCAGTGGCGTTTGAGAACGAGGCCGAGGAGCGGCTTTCCTCGCCTGCCGCACTCACCGCGGTGACGACATAGTTGTAGATTGTGGTTGCCGTGTCGCCCGTGGCCGCAGTCTCGGTTGACCAGTGCGGGGTGACGTTGCCGCTGGTTGGAGGAGACTGCACCGCGCCGATCGCGATTTGTGTCAGCACCCAGTTGGTATCGCCATATCGTTGCAGCTGATAGATCGGATAGGCCGGATGCGTCAGAGTCAGCACGTCCGCCGACTGTGTGAATTTAAGCAGCGGCAGATCGGCCAAAGCGTAGGGGCTGGCGATGGTGTAAGGCGATGCGCCGGACACGATCACGCCGCCTTTGGCATAAAATCCGATGTAGCCCGCGCCCGCGCTGTTCACGCCGAATTCAAGCACATAGTTCTGCTGATCGGAAAACTGGAAGCGGATGATGCGCGGCGGCAGACCGGCGCCCGGCGTGGCGCTGCTTTGGATGTAGCGCGTGCCTGAGCGCGAACTGACGCCTCCGCGATAGTCCACAAAGAAATTGCGACCGACAGCCAGGCCGATCTTGTATTTCGCCAGATCGGTGCGCGCAGCCAAGGCTGGCGATATCTCACCAGCTGCGAACGAGGGTTGCAGAATCGGTTGGGTCATAGGCTGAACATCGGCCCCCAGGACGCCATCCAACCACCGCCAGACCAGCCCGGCACCATGCTTCGCACGCCGTGTCCGTTGGCGATCCAGTCCGGCACATGATCAACAACGGTCGGACCTTCGTTGTCGTCCACGCGGCGCGCTTCCATGATGGCCGCGTTGGCCTCTTCGAATTTTTGTTTTGCCAGCGCTTTATCGCCGGTCAACGTCATGGCGAGCTTTCCCGCCAGAGCCGCCACCATGGCCTCTTGGAAATTGGCCGGCCAGACCGTTTCAGCTTGAATGTCGCGCGTATAGCAGAGGATGGCCTGCGTCATGTTGGTCAACAAGACGGTAATGGCACTGCCGCCGCTGTCTATGTCGGTGCCGATCTCGAAGCGAGAGCCGGGCGCATCCCAATAGTTCATCGTGTAGGATTGCACCGGAAAGATCGGCACTGTTGCCCCCCCAATGGGGTTCAGGTTGGGCACTATCTTGCGCGCAAACAGGCAATCAGACGGATAAGCGTAAGCATAAGCCCACCCTGGCGGAGGCGCAGACGCGCCATTCCAGGTGGATTGCATGCCATTTTGGTTTTCGGGGGTTCCGGGTTGCGCTTTGAGCAGCGAGAGTGTGGCCGTGGCTTTGACAAACCCCCAGGGGCCGGATTGCATCAGCTGTTGCCGGACAGGGGCATAGATCAGACCCGCCGCGTTGCTTTCGTTGCTCCCTTCAGTCAGCGCCGAAATGGTGGATCGAGTGCCAATCGACCCAAGCGCCCGGTTGACGATTGATACAGTGTCGTTCATTCGGTCACCTGCGAAGCAGCGATGTAGAGTTGATCCACTTGCGCCGAGGACAGCCCCAAAACAGCAGACATTGCAGCTAAAGTCGGGCTATTTCGTTGGACATTGGCAGCATTTGACCATGCCAATTGCGTGGCAACAGATGCCGCTGCGACGGCTGAATTGGCATCATCAAGCAAAGTTTTGCCCGCGACACCTGATATACTGGGCTGGTTAGCCAACGCGACTTTAACCTGCCACATGGGGACGCTGGCAATTTGCTGTGCCAGAGGAACCGTTGGAAGTGGAGCGGTATCTCCAGCCACCGTGAATAGCTGGAAAGCCGATGCCGCCGCGTCCGCAGTGGCAGCCGTTACAGTCAGGCCGCAGCCGCTCCAGGTTCCATCGTCGTAGTGCGTCACGGTGCAGGTTTTGCCCGCGCTGCTGTTGGTGGCGAATGCCTGCGTGCCGAGCGGCGATTGCGCCGATGCTGAAGAAGCGAGCAGCACGATCGCCGCCAATGTCAGACCGAGTTTCATCACAGACCCACCTGCATTGTGAGGCCAGCGGTGCCAGAACCGCCAGCCGTGGTTGATGGTGTCGCCGGGGTCGATGCGGAGCCGTGGCTGCCGAAAAACGTCGCATTGAAACCGGAGCCGGAAACCGTCCCGCCGGTGGCGATGTTGACCGTCGTGCCGGTCTGGCCGAGCACCAACACCTCAACGTGCCCAGCCTGCCCGCCCTGGCCTCCCACGCCGCCTTTGCCCGTGCCCGTGCCATTGCCGCCCGTGCCGCCTGTGCCGCCGCTGACATCGATCGCGTTTGCGATGGTCGAGCCGGTCAGAGACTCAGTGACAATATAAACATCACCACCACCACCGCCCGCGCCGCCGCCGCCACCGCCCGAATTGCCAGTCGCCGAAGCGTTGCCGCCAGCGCAGCCCGCCGCACCCTTGGCCTGGATGATCGCGGCGTTGCTGTTGGTGCCTCGGGCGATTGTGCGGGCATAGATCTGGATGCCGCCAGGGCTGCCACCACCGCCGCCGCCCGCCCCTGACAGGTTTGTGCCGTCGCCACCGCCAGCGCCGCCGCCAGAGCCTGGATTGCTCGCATAGCTGCCGCCTGCGGCGTTATTATTGTTTCCGCCAGATTGCAAATTCACCTGCGGAGTGTTGCGCCAGCCCACTGAATTCGGGTTCGAGTTTGTGCCTCCAGCACCTCCTGCGTTTGTGCTGGCTCCGCCCGCGCCCCCGACGCCGCCATATCCGCCATTGATGTTGGCGGTTGGAATATTGGCCGACGCCCCGCCTGTGCCCGTCGTTCCAGAGGCCCCGTTGGACCCGGCGTTGGCTGCCCTCAACGCGGTGGCGTTATACGAGTTAATTCCGCCGCCGTTGCCCGGTGTCGCGCCGGATGCTGCCGTGCACGCGTTTGCCAGATTGTAAATCGCCCCAGACTGCGCCGCAGATTCATCCAGCAAGCCATTCACAAATATGCGGAAGCTGCTGGTGTTGATCGCGCACGTCCCGCTGATCGTCGCAGACGACCAGTGCATATCTCGTGTCATTGTAAATGTGCCGGACGAGCAGGAATACGCCCCGTCAGCCCCCGTGCCGAACAACGGCGTTCCGACATAGGGCGATTGCGCCACACCGCCATTGGTCAGCGTGGTGAATTTCCCCGTGCTGGCAATCGTGCTGCCGACAGGAGTTCCATCAACCGTGCCGCCGGTGATTGTCGCATTCGACGAAACGAACGTTGGCGCAGTGACCACGTTGGAAATCAGCGAAAGCCCTGTGCTCGTCCCGTTGTTGCTGAAACGCAGAGCGCCACTGGTGTTGCGGATTGCGAGATCGCCAACCCCGGCATCCGCAATCCATTGCCCGGCCCCGGCCACGTAGGCCAGCCACGCGTTCACACCAGGACCGCCAGACCCGATTCCCGAAGGCCCGGTTGTCGGCAGGTCCACCCAAACAGCACTGCCGAACCAACCAGGCGTAATCGTAATGGCCGACGACCCGCTGGTGACAGAAAACACGCTCGGGACAGTCACGCCACCGGTGCCCTGGCCTGAGAGTGTCAGCGGAATGTTGGTGTCCGTTCCGTTGGCCGCGATTGTCGGCGAGCTGCCCGCAGCGGCCTCGGTGATTTTCACCCCGTTCGCGGCACTGGCGACCGAATATAGGCTCAAGATGTCTTTGTTGCTGCCGTCTTGAAACTGATAGGCATTGAATCCATTGCCCTGCGCTTGGAAAATATGGCCGATGGTCGAATCACTGCCAGCCACGCCGTGCAACACGAAGCCGCCGCCCGATGGCGAGCCATAGTCATTGCCGTGATTGACAACCGCCGTGCTGCCGCCACCACCCCACGCCCAATCGATTCCACGCGACGTGCTGCCGACAGTGACTGAGCCCGATCCATTTGCCTGCAACGGCAACACAGCGTTGGCCGTTTGCGCGGTCAATTTCTGAGCCGAGACATTCCCCGAGCCATCGACCAGAAAACCATTGGATTTCAAGAACCCGCCGGTAAAAGTGCCGGCCGAAAAATCGACGCCATAAGCAGCCGTTCCCGCCGAGCCGGTTCCCGCATGCGGATACCATTGCACGAGCGTTCCTGCCGAATTGACCGGGCTATACCCCTCGTATGCGCCCAGACAATAGCCGCACATGAATGTGCTGGTGCCGTCGCCGCCTAGGCCGGAAGCCGTATAAGCGGCGCTGAAGCGGCCAGCGGGGGCCGACGATCCGGACTGATTGACGACCTGATGGCCGATCAGATCATTGTAAGATGACCCAGCCGGAGCCGCCACGTCGTCCTCGACACCGATAACCTGATCGATATACGTTGCCCCCGAAAGCAGTCGGCTGACAAAATTACCCCCGTAGGAATGGCCGGAATATGATCCGGATGTGCCATTGTCATTGTGGGAAAGCTGAGTTAACCCGGTGATCCCGGTGTAATACCCGGTATTTCCAGTGTTGTTTGTCGTGCTTGTTTGATTATTTACGAAATAACCGGCCTGATATCCGCCAGTTCCCCCGCCAAAATTGTTGTTCACTTTGAAAGCGTTATTCAACGCGCTTCCGCTCGATGACGAGTTTTCAACATCGACCATGTTCCAATTCAGTTCACCGGCTGCTGTGCCGTTGACGTAGTCGAACAGCCACAAGTCGCTGTTGTTTTGCGGGTGTGGCGGCGAACTTGAATATGTGATCGATCGTCCCGAAGCGAGGCCGAGATTGACCGTGGCCTGCCCAATGGCGCTTCCATTGACCGCGCCGCCAGACAGCGTGCCACCGGACGCAGCAACACCGCCGAGGTTCGACAGAGCGGTTGTCGAATTGGCGACGTCGCTCAGATTGTTTGATGCGCGCAGGTTGCCCACCGTTTGAGCGCTGGCCGTGCCAGACAGCAAAATCAGGGCGAGAAGGAGATTTCGCATCATGTCCGCCATATCGGGGTGGTGGGTGACGTGTCGCGTGCCACAATGACGTTGGAGCCGCTCGGCAATGCGACGGGCAAATTGATGCCCGCCGTGCCTTCCATCTGCTCGCCAGATGGTGGGTAGATGTAGACAACCGACCCCGATCTATTGCGCAGGTCATACCAAGGCGAGACGGCGTTCAAAATGACACCGTTCCCGCCCGATACTCCCGTGATCACGGCTATGTCTGATGAAATCGCCGCAGCCGTGACTTGGCTTGCTCCGGTTGCTGTCACTGCTGATAGAGTGAACGCCACACCGCCTGTTGCCGACAGAACGCCACCTGACAGTGTCAGATTGGCCCCGACGGCAATGCCGACAGCCACGCCTGCCAAGTTGGTGCCGCCCAGCAATTCACCCGCTGCCGCCGGTATGATGGCCGGAAGCAGCGGGGAATGGCGAAAGGAGACAACATCCGTCACCGACTCAGGCCGCCGATGAATTGCGCATCGGACGACAGAGACACGCGGTAGTTGATGGTGCCCGCCGAAAGAGCCGTGCAGTTCAGGCGGTAAGCCACCTGGTGCTCGATCTCAGCCCACGGATAGCCCGAATATGCCGTGGTAAAGGCCAGCACCGTGCCCGATATACTCGCCGAGCACGGCAGCCAGGTGGTGCCCCCATCGAACGAGCGTTCGAGCTGTGCGGAGCCGGTGAAGGTGCCCCAGATCGAGACATTCATCGAGCCATAGATGATGGCCGCCTGGCTCTGCCCCGTCGCAGAGAACGAGCCAGAAATCAGGTTGCCGCCAGCCAGGGCTGTATCGGTTCCGCCGCCAATGGGTTGCCCCATGATAGCCTCCTCAGTTTCCGATCAAGCCTTCTTCGGACCAGCTGAATCGGATTTCGAACACCGAGCCTGACGGCAGGGCTGCACCAAACCCATTGAGCGCGATTTGCTGGTTGGCGTTGCGCAGGATTGGCGCCTTGTCGTTGTTGGCGGTCCACGACCACAGCAACGGCAGAATGCCCGAACCGCCGCCCGTCACCGTGCCGCCCACGACGCGACCTGCACGAATCAGGCCGACGCGGGTGCCCGTGGTTGGCGATGCCGAGTAAGAGAGCACCGAGCATACCGCCGCAGGATCGCTCAGATCATGCGGAACGGCGGTGAGAGCGCTGGACGTGCCGGAGGTGTCCGGCGCGCTGTTCAAATACAGCCCCAACTCATACGCTGCGGCTGCGGTTGCGGCCAAATAGACCTCCACCGCCAGCAGGCGCGCCACCACCGACGCGTTGCCGGTGAGCACAATCATGTCCTGCGGTGTGGCATAGGCATTGTAGGCGTTGATGCAGGCCGAATAGGTCGGCTTGCGGCCTTCGCTGTTGGACAATTCCTGGCCATACTGGTTCACACCCAGACCGGCGCCAGAACCGAGCGAGGCATCAAGCTGCTTGATAAAGCCCGCAGGCGTCACAAGCTGTGCGGAAGGAAGGGCCATTTTACGATGCCTTCTTCTGCGGTGCCGGGCTGCCGCTCAGAGCCGTCACCAGATGCGTCAGAAGCTGCGCGATCTGCGCCTGGGTTTCGGCCAGCTTTTCAATCGCCGAGCTTTCGGACCCGCGTGTCACAGCGGCTTCGATCTCGGTCAATCGGCCCATCACGAGCTGCTCGACCGTCTTGCCGGCCATGGGGTCAATCCCGTTCGGCAGATGGCGGGTCGGGTCCAGAGACGCGCCGGGGTGCGCCTTCTGATACTCGGCCATGGCGATCTCGGCTTCCTTGTCGAGAGGTTCCATATGCGGGCCCGGGATACCGTCGTAGACAATTTCGGACCCTTCCGGCAGCAGCTGGGGATACTGCGCGGCGGGGTGCTGTTTGATGTAGGACTGCTGAAGCAGCTTATAGCGTGCCATGGTTCAGTGCTCCTCAGGTTCCAGTCGGGAAGGTGTAACCAGCCGGATAAACCGAGGTCTGGTCAGCATCGAGCGCCACATACGCGGTGACAGAACCGGCGGTCATCGGGCCGCTGGACACCACGTAATTGAGACGCAGAAAGCGCGGCAGCGGAGCGCGCGCAAAGAACGCGATTGCCGTGGCCGTCGATGCCGCCGCCAGAGTGTTGGCCGAGACCGTGATGGTCGTCCCGCTGATGCCGGTGATCGTGGTGCCGGGCGTGATGTAACCCGATGCGGCAATCTGCTGGCCCACCGCCAAACCCGTTGCGCTGGCCACCGTGATGGTGGAGGCCCCGCTGGAGCATGTGAAGGTGGTGCTGATCGGCGTGAGGATCGGCTGCGAGACAGATGCCAGGTCCATTTGCAGCAGCTTCATGCCCGCCGCCAGGACACCGAGGTTCATCGCCCCGGTTTCCTGGATGGTATAATAGCCGCCCGGCGAGCCGCTTCCGTTGTCTGGAGCGCCCTGCACCTGGATGTTGAGCGTGGCCGATGCCGAGCCTGCGCCGAAGCTGGAAAGGCACGTCACGATCAGGTCGGGATCGGGGTAGTGTCCGCCACCCATATCGCGGGCAACTGACAAGTCGATGATGTTGGTGCTGGCGGCACTCGCGGTGATCGCGGTGCCGGTCAGCGGTTCAAACAAGTTGAAGGCGTCGATGATCATGGTGGGGGTGCTCCTCAGATCACGCGAGTTTCAGTGGAAATCAGCTGATCAACCGTGCGGAACGGAACACCGCAGTAGGACATGACCGGCTTGCCATCCCAGTCCTCCATTCTCAGGAGCAGGTTGGGCTTGTTGTGCATTTGAATGCGCAGCCAGGTGCGCAACACGCGGTTGCAGTAGAGCGCAGAACGGTCACCCGATCCGACGATGCCGGACTGCTCATTCACGCGCTGCGTGGACGAGGCGCGGGCATTCAAGCGCGGCGGACGTTCCAACATGCGATCCAGCGCGTTGATCAGGTTCGGGGCTTGCGAGCCGGTCAGCGTGGTCACATCGATGTTGCTCGCGCGCACGTTGAAGCGCCAATCACGCACAGCGAGCCCGGCTTCCCATTTGAAGTGTGAGCGATATGCCTGATAGGTGTTGCCGCTCGCGTCCTGGACCGGCCATTCACCCATATCGACATGCTGCAACCCGGCTTTCTTGCCTTTCGGGAAAAAGCCGATGGTGGTGTCTGACGACCAGCCGCACAGCCAGAGCGATGCGTTGGTGGAACCGGTGCCACCCATGTCGATAACGTTGGATGCCGACTGCGCGTTGGCGATGTTGGCGGTGTTGTAATTCCCCGCCAAGCCGGAAAACTGCGCCGGAGCGAGCGCCGCATTGCCATAGAACAGCTGCGAAGCCATCTGCTGCGACAGACCCTCGAAGAATGCGCGATCTTCCGACAGGCGGAACGCGGCAGTGTTGCCGTTCAGATCGGCCAGGTCTTTGTCGATCAGCGAATAGGCTTCAAGATTGCCGGCCGAGACCACCAGCTGCGCGGTGGTGCTCTTGGTGTTTGCGACACCGGAATTCAGCGCGCGCCACGTGCCCTGCGGCAGCGAAGTGCGAACCGTGGTTTTGAAGCCTGTTTCGAGGTTGCCCTCGACCCACAGCATGTCGTCAAGAATCTCGTTCGCCTGGCTCAGCAGGTCCACGATCATTGCAGTTTTGCCGTCGTTGTCGGTGCGGCGAGCCCAATCCATGAGGGTCAGGCCGGTGGAGGCAAGAATCGCCATGCCCGGTTATCCTTTTACCGTAGAGGGATACATTGATGCGATCGGATCGGCGGCAGTGGACGGACCACCGCGCACGAAGCCCGGTTCGTTCAGAACAGCCGCCATGCGGGCAAAAGCCTTCACGACAGCCGGATGATTGCCCGCTCCGGTCAGCAGGAGAGCCTCAGAGAGGGCCTTGCGTTCGGGGGTGCCTTCGGGACCAACGAAATCATCGAACAGCCGCCCGATGCCCGTCAGTGTTTCGGTGAGCTTGCGCCCACCGATGTCCGCATCCGCTTTCACCTGGTCTTGCCAGGTGTTGTTCAGATCGGTCCATGCCTTGATTTGTGCTTGCGCGCTTTCGGCCACTTTCGCGCCGATTTCGGACACGATGGCCTGCGCTTGTTCTTGGGTCAGCCCAAGCTTGCTTGCCGTGTCCTGAAATGCCGTCAGCGTCGGGTCGGCGGCGTCCAGCCCTTCCGGTAGGGTGAACGGCTCATAAGCGACGGGTTCGGCGGCGGGCTTGTCGCCTTCCTTAGGTGCATCGCCCTCTTTGGGCGGTTCTGCGGGCTGTTCAGCCGCAGGCGCAGCCGTCAGCAATGAGTCGCTGAGGGCCGGTGTGTTGGTCGTCTGGACCTCCGCACTCCCCTCTGTCGGCTGCACCGGCAGAGAGGACTGGGGAGGCGTCCCCGCGTCAGTCGGCGGTGGGGCCGTCGTTGCTTCGCTCATGTGTCGCCTCTTTCAGCATCGTGAGATATTCGCCCGGGCAAGCGCGGTGGAGATCGGCCAGCAGCATCTGGCCAATGTCGTGGCGACCCAGCATTCGGGCGAGGGAAACAGCGTCAGGCGCGTAGCCAACCGGGCCGAACGCGCTGCATTTGGTCAGCAGATCGTGCACCCATGCGCGAGCCTGCGGGATTTTCATCATCTCGGAGAGCGTCACCAATCGGTCACGCTCACGTGCGGCTGCTTCTTTCCGCTTTCCCGCCATGTCCGCTTCAGCGCGCGGCAATTCGCTGTCCGGCAGTGGGGATAGGCCGTGCAACAGGCGCGCTTCGTTGATCCAATGCGTCATCGCGGAATCTCCACCACCTGGAGTTCGCCGCGTTGCCCGGCCAAGGTGCGCGCCAAAAGTTCATCTCGATCATCGGTGGCCGCGTCTTCGCTCTCGTAACGCGCCGCTGCTGCCGCCGCTGTGCGCCAGCCCGCCGGATGATAAAACTGCGGGCCGCGCTGAATGACGTAGCTCATGCCGCCATCCTCCCGCCGGTGCCAAGCATCGCATCGAGCGCGCTGCCTTGGCCGATGGGCGTATTGGCCAACACATTGGCCCCCTGCACCGCCGCTTGGCTTGTTTGCATGGCCTGCTGCTGCTGCTGCGCCTGCGCGCGCTGCTGCCGGATTTGCGCGACCTGAACCGCTGAACGCACCACATGCGGCGACACGCCGTTTGCGGTGGCGTATTCCTTGATCGCCTCATCCATGTCGATGTTGTCCACCGCCGTGGGATCGACAGCGGCCAGGCGGCCCACGAATGCCTCCAGCTGCTCCAGAGCGGCAGTGCTGGCTGCGCGCTGCGCGGAAGCCAGCATCGAGACGTATTTGACCTGTATCGGCTTGCCATGGATCTCCGGCGGGGCGGGAGGGAGCATCCCACGACGCGCCATGATGCCGAACACGCGCTCGATTTCAGGATCGAGGCTTTCGTTCTCGTTGCGCTCGATGACGGGGCCGAGCACGATCAGCTTTTCCTCTTGAAGGCGCGCCGCCTCAAACGCGGTGATATCGCGGTCTGTGTTGGCAAACATCTGGAAAATGTCGTTGAAAAACACGCGCTTGATCACGTCGCGCACGTCCTTGATATCTTCGAGCATTTCAGCCAGGCGTGGCTGCACTTCATAAATCGGCTTGATGCCAGCGTTCATGTCGTTGCTGAACGTCACTCCGCCCGGCAGCGTCATCATGGGCTGGTTCTTCAAGTTGACGTGCGCGATCAGCGGCGGGTTTACCATCTTGTCGATGCCCTGCGCTTTGCGGCGCTGTTCCAATTGAAGCTGCTTGGTGCAGCCGAGCGCGTCCATGCCAGGACTGCGACCATAGGCGTCATTGCCCGCCACATCCCAGCGCGGAGCAGAAAATGGGCATTCGTGGTAGCCACGTGCACGCAGCAGACGATCTTGCTCTTGCCCGGCTTCCCAATACACCTCACGCCACGGGAAACGCGCAGGCACCAGATTGCCGCCCACGCGCGCGTCGTTCGGCTCGATGGCGTGATAAACTTTGATCTCGCGCGACAGGCTCGCGCCCCCGGTCTTAAACATGGCATTCGTGCTGGCCGATACCGCATCCAGGCCGAACTCAGCGACCAGCTGCGCCACCGTCATGGTGATCTCACGATAGAGCGTGTCCACCGTCATGTTCGCACCCAGGGCAAGGTAATATTCCCCTGCGCACATATTCACACACCGGATCACCTGCATGTTGTCTTCAAGGATCACCATAGGCGCGGTGCCGAACACCACTTCGTCCAGCAGCTGCGTGGCCTTGGCGGTGTAGTAATTCGATCCGGCCAGCACAGATTCCAGCCGGGTTGTCACATCGTTCAGCCACAGCTTGACCGGGCCATTTTCGGACAGATCGGCATCGGTGATGGTCAGCTCGAACCAAGGCCGCGACGGGCTGGTGATGCCGCTCATCATGCCAGCGGCGCAGGTGCGCGCGGCCAGTGTGGCCTCTGGATCGATGATCGATTGATTGATCGCGGCTCCACGGTTCATTTCGTTGGGGGTAACCAGCCACCGATACCGACGCGGCAAGAGATACTCGGCCACCTCACGCCACGACACCCACCAGGAATATCGGTCCTGCTTCAAGCCGATCATGCGGCTGTCAGCGTGCTCGCGATATTTGCGCGCGTCTTCGCCGGTCAGCTTTTTCAGTGACCACCCCGGCAAACCACCTGCGGATGAGGCGGGTTGCGCCATACTATTGGCCCGTCAGATTTTTGCCCTGCGCGGCCTGCGTAGCGCCAGCGGGGCCGGTCAGGATCGTGCTGCTTATGCCGCCGTATGCGCGGGCAGCTGCTTGGGATTGTGCATTGACCGCGCTCACGTCGGCCGCCCCAGGGTTTGGGGGAGCGGGCGGAGGCGGCGGTGGAGTTGGCGCGGAAACTTGAGGACTACCCATGCAACCTGCGGTAACAGATCGAATTTCACTTCGCACCTCACATTTTGCCTCTGCATGCACAAGGCGTCTTTTCGCTAATGAAATCTGATAGTTACAGATTCTGTTGATCGTGTATTTCGCAGCCGTTCGATTTTGGCACGCAGCAAATCCACCAACGTTGCAACCGCAGCGGCTTCATGAGCCGAGCATTGCCGCACTTGGGTTGCAGCGTTGTGCATCAATGCCACCGGCCCTACCCAGCGGGTGTCGCTCAGCTCAACGCCGAGATCCTCAGCGGCCTGCGCTGCGGTGTTGAGACCGTTCTGCAGGACGCTGCGGGCAGCACTCAGCGACGGCAGAAACGGCATGCCGGATCGCAGCATGATGGCCAGCCGCCGCGCTGCATCTGCGGACAAGGCCAGCGCGTCCTGCATGCGTTCGAAATGCACATCGGCGGTGCTCATGCTGCCACCATCTTGCCCAGCGCGGTGATGACCGCGTTGATGTCGTGATCCTGCCCGTGTTCGACCACCGCCAGTGCCGCGTCTGCCGCGCTGGATGGCCCAGGCCATTGATCGCGCGTGATGACCGAGTAACCGCCCGTCTTGCCCAGCCACAGCAGCGGCTCAGGCGTCCACGTCAGATTGCTTTCGACCGGGTGTGCTGCCCACGGATCGAGGCCATGAATGACGCACACCAGACGCTTGCGCTGCTCGGCGAACTTCTGCCAGCCCGCGTCGTTGAATGCCTTGATGCCTTCGAACGACACACCGCCGGCATATTGCTCCGCCGATACCACTGCCATCATGTCCGCAGTGCGGCCACCGCCCAGCGAATGTCCTTCGAACACCAGGGGTTCCTCGCCGATGTGCTCACGGGCCCATTTGGCGATTTCCTGCGCGCTGTCATACGGGCCGGACGCGGCCACAACTCCATCGCCCAGGTCGCGGTTGAAGAACCACTCCTTGGCGTCTTCCCACAGGTTGGTTGCACGCGTGCACAGCGAACCTTCGGATACCTCGGTGCCCGACATGGTGCAGGTGAGCACGCCGCCCACGCGGTGCAGGACGGCTTGAATCGACGTGGTGCTGATGCGGTCGATGACTTCACAGCCGAGATCGGCGAATGCCTGGCGCGCTTCCGCATCGTCGGGGATGTAGGCTGCGGCGCAGCGCTTGGCGGCGGAATGCAGCGCTTGAAAATCGAAGTCCATGCTGGCCTCCATGAAAGCGGCGAGCCGAAGCCCGCCGCTGTTGGATCACTTCACCTCTTTGGCTGCGGTCACATCGGCCTGCACATCAGCTGCAATCGGCGCGGCGGATGTGGAGACCGACGCCAGAACTGCGTTAGGGTCTTGTCCAGCGGCCACAGCGGCGAGCAGCTGCGAATTGACCGGGCAGGCGTCTTGCAGCGTCTTGTGCGCAGCGGCATCAAGCGCCACCGCGCCGGCCACAACCGGAGCATCAGCCGGGTTGACCGCGACCGCGATGGTCGAGCCCAAGCTCACCAGCACCGGTTGAGCGGCGGCGTCGGTCTTGCAGATGATCGTGTTGATCGCTGCCACCCGCGTTGCCTCAGTCTGCAATTGAGCAGTCGTGCACGCCGATAGGCCGAGCATGGTCAACACGATCGCAGCGATTGGGGCGGCAGACGTGCCGACAATGGGGTGTGGCGAGGCGATGGGCGCAGGCGCATTGGACGCGTTGGCGAAATTCCACGCGAGCTTGTCGAGCAGGTTGCGCCATGGCACCCAGCGGCTGTCGGGAGCCGGACGCGGCAGGAGCGAGGCGAGAGGCGAGGCGATTCCGCTGGTAATGGAAACCCAGAGCAGCACTGTGCTGAGTGGGACGTTAAGCGCGGCTGCAATGGCTTGCAGCAGATCGATGGTTGTCACGTTGTTGTCTCCAGTGAGGGGTGCAGTCCGGCGGTGAACAGATCGGCTTCCGCCGCCCGTCGCCGCCACAGGTCAGAGTCATCCGGCCACAATCGCTGCATCGCCCTGATGTAGCCGGGCACCAGGTCGAAATTCTGAGCGGCCATCGCATCGCGGATCAGGCGCATCTCGGCGCGGCTGTCCGGCTGCGGCTCGGATGGATCGCCCATCGACGCACCACGATTGAACACGAGCGACACCAACGCGCCGAAGCTGTCGCCGGTCAGCAGGTGACAATTCGGGAATGCGTTGGAAGCCATCAGCGCATAGCGCGGCACCATCACGCTGCTGAACACCTCGCGCGCCACAAGCTCCGGCACATCAAGGGTCTGCGCTCCGGCGGCCAGGCGCTGCGCCAAAGCGCCTTTCGCGCCAGACCAGCTCATGAACCGCGTCAGTGTGAGGCTTGGCAGCGCCGCCCAGTCGGCCAAAATGGTGGCGGCCGACTGCTGGCCGAGATCATAGAACCCGCCGACCGTGACGCCGGACGCGCCACCAGGCCACGTGACGCCGCGATAGGGCGTGTCGATCTCTTGACCCCACAGGAACTCGATGGCGCGCTGAGACGGTGTCATCGCCAATCCTTCATAATTGCGAACGGGTCATAATCGGCAGGGTTGGATGCAGGCATCATCGCGCCATAGGGCATGCCAGCCCCCGGGCGGGGTGCGACGGGATAGGCGAACGAAATCGCGAGCGCGTCACCAGAGTCAGGCGAGCTCAGCCCGCGCCGTTTCATGCTTTCCTTCGGTTCGAGCAGAATGGCGTCTCGCCCATCGCGGATGATGAACGAGTATTGCGGGCCGGTCAGATCGGCGCGCAGCTCCGGATCGTCAGGGATCGCTCCATGCGCCAGCCAGTCACGCATCGAGCACCACATCTCAGCCCGCTTGTTGGCCACGGCGGGCTGCTCCTCGCTCACCGAGTAGCGGTCTGCCTTGCCGCCGAATTGCACCTCGATTGCATTGATGCCGAGCTGACGCAGACGGTCGATGACGCCACCGCCCACGCCGCCGCCATCGATGAACAGCGCGTCAGGCCGGTGCATCTGGTGCAGCTCTGCGATGCGGGCGGCCAGCGTCATCGTGTCCACGCCGCGCAGCTTGGTCCACGGGATGAGGCGAGCGTCACGCCCCTTGCGCCAGCCGATCACAGATTGATCGTCGCCGAAACGCGCCACATCCACGAACATGATCAACGGATCAGTTTTGATCGCGGCCACCTCGCGCGCCATTGCGGCCTCGACGGCCTCCATACCGATCAGCTGCATTGACCCAGCACGCGGGAATTGGCCGCGCACACGCACGCGCACGAAATCGCTATCCTCGCCGTAATCGCGCACCCACTGATCGAGCAGCGGCTTGTTGGTGCCCGGCACGGTGCGACTATCGATCTGCCGGCAGGCCCAGCGATGGCGCAGACGCCCGAAACATTCGGCGAACCGGCCGGCGGGGTCGGTGGGGTTGCCGAAAGCGCACCAGATGATTTCCGTGCCTTCGTCGGTCAGAGCGCCTTCCGCCACTTCCCACACCCGCGATGCGATGCCCGACGCCTCATCGAAAATCAGCAGGATGCGCAGGCCCTTGTTGTGCAGCCCGGCGAATGCGTCCAGGTTGTTCTCGCTCCACGTCACCGCGTCTGCGCGCCATTCCCGCCGGTGGCTGGGATCATTGGACACGATCGACATGCCCAGCACCTCAAACATCCACGCGTTGCGCGCGAGGCGAGCCCACTTGGAGATCTCCGGCCAGGTCTTGGTCTGCAGCTGCGGCATCGTGTTGGCGGTGACGACGGCTTTGGTATCGGGGCAGGTCGAGATGGCCCACCACACGATCCACGACACCAGAGCGGATTTGCCGATGCCGTGACCGGACGCCACGGCTTCGAGGATCGGCATCAGCACCGCGCCGGGCGCGTAGCCTGCGGCCAGCTTGGTGCCGATGTCGCGCAGGATATCGGCCTGCCACTCACGCGGCCCCTCGCTGTCGGCCAGCTCGCCCTCGCCCCACCGCCACATATCGAGCACAAAATCGTAGGGCCTGTGCTCGTATTCCAGCAGGGCTTCCGCGTCGGACTGCCTGAATATCATTCGCCACCCCGGCGGCGCTTGCGGGCTTCGATCAACGCTTCGGCTAGACCTTCACCAGCCTCCAGTTTGATCCTGTCGTTCAGCATGCCGAGGTGCCGGGCGAGCGTGGTCAGCGCCGACACGCGGGCACCATGGGTCGCGCCCTCATCCTCGCGCTCCGCTTCCACCACCAGGCGGCGGATGACGTAATCCTGGTCGATGGCCACCCGTTCGGCGCGTGCCGCTTGCGCGGCCTTGATCGCCCCCTGCACCCCAACATTTCCCAACAGGCGGGGACCACACACATCCGCGTTGCCGGTGGTGTATCCGGCGCGGACGTAGGCGGCCGTTGCGTTGAGATCGATCAGATATTCCTGCACGAACTTGGCGCGTTTTGGGCTGAGGTCAGGCATTTTTCAACTTCCGTCTCACCCACCAGATTTGCGTGCGATCAGCGAGGAATTCGGTGCAGGCGATGATCGATCCGCTTTCGATTTGCAGGCGCAAGATGAATTGCTGAGGCCCACAGCAAAGCGTGCCCTCGTATACCCACTGACGCTCTCCGAAGCGCTTGATGGCGGCCACACGCCAATCCGTGGTGAGGCGCGCCATGGTCTCGAATGGCACCTGCGGCCAGATATCGCTGATGCGTGGTCCTATGATGCAGGACAGCGGCGAGATGTAGCTCATGCCTGGCGGACCTTGATGACAGTGCGGGCGAGCGGCCCGTATCGCTTGCTCATCCACAAATCGACCACCTGCGCATCATCCCGCCAGAGGACGCCGTTGAGCGCGTCCAGAATACACTTTGCGAGATTGTCAATATCCGGCTTGACGGCTGGCCGAATTTTTCCAGCGAGCGCGGCCTCGCGCTTGGCCTTGGCCCACGATGCGGGCGGTTCGAATTCGATGAGCGCGGAGACTTCCAGATAGCCTTGCAGGGATCGCTGCCCCACCTGCTGCACGGCACACCACGCGATGCCACGCTCGGCCTTGCGGGTGGCGTCCTGCGTGTAATGCCGCCCTGATCGCGAACGCCCGGCGCGCTGCCATGCCTGCGCGGGACCGGGAACCGTGATGATGAGAGGATCTGTATATATATCATTCATTCACATTCTCTTTCACATACATAACCTATTGATTTCTCATTCATTCACATCAATCACATCATTCACACTGACACTCTGTCCGTTCATGATCAGGGGTATATTTGCGCCCGCGTGTGATTGAGCGATTGATGTTTTAGAGTGTGTTATCAATGGCTTATTTTGTGATTGAGATTTGGTGCGCACCAAAGTGCGAAAAACAACAAAAATGTTGTTGCAATCCCCACTGACAACGATTATGTTGTATTCATCAGGACGGGGGATGGCCCCGGACGAAACGGAGAGACGAAGATGACAAAACAGCAAACCATTGAAATTTTCCGCAACTTGGCTTCTTTGAATGCAAATATGGTTTGTAGAGGCGGCGGGATTCCCACCATTTTTGCAGCAAAAGATATCCTCTCCGACGCGGAACAATTTGAAACTGATGAATTGGATGGTGATGCCCGGAATTTTCTTCAGGGTCTGTTTTCGGACACCATTCGCGATACCAGCGAAAAAATCGCTATTGCCACTCAAAAGCTGCGTCAAAGCATTCTTGCCGATGCCCATGATCGGATTTCGGCACATAAAGCGCATCTCACGCAGATCAGGGAAATTTGCGAATCCGCCCTCGCACAGATCGCCAAATAAGGAATCGCGAAAATGACCACCGATTTTCTGACTGCTTTTGTCGCCCTCCCCATGGCTGCACGCAAGGCCGAGCGCGACCGGATATCTGACGAGCGTCGGCGCCATGAGCAGGCCATGCCGCGCCACTATAATGCGTGGCGGCTTTGCACCCAGCATGGCTACCAGCGCGAGTGCGAAGAGCTTGTCGATCTCACAGAGCAAATGGCCGCAGCCGGAATCCTCTCTGGCCGATGGGATGACGAAATCGCGAAAGGCCGCGCGCCCGGCATCTCGCCCGCTGATATTGCCTCCGATACGATGGCCGCTCAGGCGCTGCGCATCCGTCGCGCGGAAATTGGCTGGGAAGGTGCCCAATGACCCCCGACGACCTCCGCGCCACCCTCGACCGGTTGGGGATGTCCATGGCCGGCCTGGCGGCCTTAACTGACCGGCAGCCGCAGACGGTCCGTCAATGGTCAATCGGCCGCGCGTCGGTGCCGGCGGAGGTGGCCGCCTGGTTGGAGATGCTTGAGCACTGGGTGCGCGATAATCCGCCGCCACGGCGTGCCGCGTGATCACGCCACGGAATATCGGCGGGTTGGCGGACCTTTGCCGGGACCGCCGCCGCTTTCCTCGCAAGCAACCATCCCGCCTGCCACCAGCGTGGCCAGCACTTCACGACGATCGCGCTCAGGCAGCTTGAAGCCCTTGCGCACCATCTGATATTCCGTGCACGGCCCGTGCTTGCGGATGATCTCCAGCGTCTTGTTCAGCTTCCGCTCGAAATCGCTGTCGGCCATGTGCCGATCCGCATCTTGCAGCAGCGCCCGCGTGCAATGCAGCGCCAGCGCCCAGGCCCACGCCACGTCTGCCCGCTCGATGCGCGGTGACTGCGGGGTGTTCGATATGGCGCGCACCAGCGCAAGCTTGGCGGAGTTCTCGCCCAGCCGGTTGACGATGGCGGCGGCTGGTGTCCCGGCCACACGCAGCGCCCACGCATCCTCCTCGCGCTCCAGCATCTCATCATGCAGCGAATCAGCCTCGCGTGACATGGGCACCGTGAATGGCGTCATGGGCGCTCCGGCAAGCATGGCCGCGCCCAGGTTGCCCCCGTAATCGTGCCCATCCACACCTGCCGCGATCTCGCGCAACGCCTGCAGCAGCCTCTCAGGCGGCTCAATGATGCCAGCGAATTTGTTGCGTGCCGGGCGGTGATCATCCGTGACGAACAACAGGAACCGCGCCAGCGATCCATCGAGCATCGCGCCGCCCTCCAGTGCTGACCAGAAAGTGCTTGGAGTCGTCATGCCGTAAAGGCAGGCATGCGGCTGCTGCAAGTTCACCCGAGCGTTGGCTTTTTGGTCGGCATATTCGGTGCCGCCATAGGTGCCTTTGGCCCGGCTGTAGAGCTTCATCAGCTCTGACCAGATTTCGGCTTTGTGGCCCGGCGCGTTCTTGCTGGTCACGGTGCGCAGGAACAGGCCGAGTTCATCCAGCTGGAACAGGCGCGCGGGATGCTGTTCGAGCGACGACAGCACCGCCCGGCCTGACGCCAGGTTCTCGCCGCCCAGATAGCGATCGAGTCCGGCATCCGACATGCAGCGGCGGATGACCTCCGGCGCGTGGTCCTTGCCTGCGCCCGATTCAGCGATGGCCGCGATGTAGATGTTGGTCCGCAAGTCTGTCGGCCCGCGATACCGCCGCCCGGCAAGCGCACCCACGGCACAAATGGCCGCGCCAAGGGCAAGGAATGGCTGCCGCCTGATCGCAGTGCGGCTGCACTCCTCCACCAGCATGCCGATCACCCCGCCAACGGCCAGCAGATCATCCGCCACAGGCTCCGGCACCGCTGCCGACCTCTTGGCGCGGATCTTGGCCATCAGGCCCGACATGTCCACACCGTCCACGATATCGCCGACTATAGGCGCACGCTCCGGCAGCGGTGCCACGTCGCGCGGCTTGCCCAGACCCTCGCGAAAAGCCCGGTCCAGCGTCTTGCGTGCGGCGTGCTGGTCTTTGCAGAAAGGCAGGATCACATCGAGCGCGTCGCACAGCGCCGCCCAGGCCACGCCCTGCTCCAGCTCGCCACCCGCCACCAATCCGCCGACCGAATAGGCAGCCTTGTTGATGGTGGCGTGCTTGGCCCCGTCTGCCGCCGTGCGGATGGCGTCGCACTCATCCTCCAGCCCCCGCAGGCCGTAGGCCGATCCGCCGTCATGATAGACCGGTGCCGGTCGATAGGCGCGCGGCTGCGGCGGTTCTGGCTCCGGCTTGATGGCCGCATCGACCAGCCACTGCGGCATGTCCACCGCCTCGATGTCCTTCGCCCAGGTGTAGCCGGGCGAGGGCGGCACGATCACATAACCGCCCTCGCCCCGCACATCCACGCCAGGCGCGATGCGCGAGGCCGAGTTGCGGATGCCGGAGACGTGCCGATACCACAGATGCACCCCGCCGGAGCGCGTCGAGCTGGTGCGCGTGGACGCTATCCGGCTGGCATTGTTCGACAGCCAGGTGTCACCTGCCCGACCGTCCTTGACATCGATGTCGATGATTGAGTAGCCCGACGTCGGCCCGGTGGGCATGCCGATCATCGCGGCACCAGGCCGCGCGAACATGGCGCGGATATCGACCGCCTCGCGTGATGCCTTCTCCTGCCATTTCAGGCCATAGAGCGGGCGCTTGTCTGCATCGCAAGCGAACACAGGCACATCCAGACAACGGCTGAACTCGACAGCTATTTCAGCCAGCGGCGGCGGCGTGGCCGACCCGGCTTTGATTTCTTGCCAGCGCGACATCATGAGGCGATCCGGTGTGAGAGTGACCAGCAGGTAGTGCACCAGGCGTGCAGCAATTCACCGCGGCGAATGACAATTCCCAGCGGCAACACATCTGGCTCCTCACCAGGCGCGATCGCCATGATTTCAGCGGACCCGCACCCGTCACAGCGCAGATCGGCCAGCCGGACAGGTGCGGGCGGCGTCATGCCGCCTGGACCTTGCGCACTGCGTCGGTGGCCGTGGCCTGGATTTCCAGCAGCGCATCGACGTAGCCGCCGCACACGCAGGCGATGAACGCGCTCCACTGCTGCTCGGTCCACTGCGCCATATCAGTGCGCCCGAGACTCTCGATGTATTGCCCGGCCGCATTGCCTGCCGCCTGCATGGCGGCCTTTTCGGCCTCGTTTGCATCAACCATGTGCCTATTCCTCCGTTCGAGATGTAGAGTCAGGCAGGTGCGCGAGCACGTCGGCACCACCCAATGCACCCGGAGAGACCGGGATTTGGACCACCACGACCAATGATCGGCCGAGCGGCCGCAGTTGCGGCATTTCACGCCACCTCCCGCATGGCAGGCTCGAACCGCGTGCCCACAATCTCGGTGAACTTGCCCACTGGCCGCACTTGAATGGCGGCAGGCTTGGCCAACGCCTTGAACGCTACGAGCGCCTCATTGACGGTGTTCGGCACCAACCCGCTGCGCGTGCGCTTCTGCCACCAGGACACCGCTTTCGCGCGCGGGATGCCTGTGTGTTCCAGGCAAACCCACTCGCGGTGCGCCACGAACCCGCACATGTAGGTCACGCAGAGCGATGCGGGCTTTCCAGGCTTTTCGTGCCGCCGGTAGCTGACCGACGACACCTCGACCCATTCCGGCTGAATGTGGCTGGTCAAAATCGCGTGCCCACTGGCGGCGGTATCGACCTTGCTTTCGCGCGGGAATGGCGCACCGCAACCGCAGCATTTCACTGCCGCGATGAGGTTGTCCGCGCCGCACCCGTCATACCAATCGCCTGCCACGGTGCGCGCTTCGCACTTCTTCGTCGGCATCTCGCCGCCGCCCTCGCCCGGCGTTTTTACGCGAGGCGCATCGACCGGGCCGTGACGCTCGATGTTGCCGCCGAAATCGAGGATGAGACAATTTTCCTTCCCAGGGGAAAGCCGCGTGCCGCGCCCAATCATCTGCACATAGAGGCTGGTGGATTTGGTGGGGCGCGCAAGCGCAATCAGATCGACATGCTTGGCGTTGAAGCCGGTGGTGAGCACGCCGACACTGACCAGGCAGCGGATGCGCTGTGCCTTGAAATCGCGCACCAGGCGGTCCCGCTCACCAGGCAGCGTGTCGCCGAAAATGGCCTCGCAACTTATCCCGGCTGCACGGATACCATCGCGCAGCATGGTGCAGTGCTCCAGCCCGACGCCGAACACGATCCAGCCCCGCCGGTCTTGCCCGGCGGCCACCACTTCGCGCACGATGCCTGCCACCGCGTCCGGATCAGTCGCAGCGGCCTCCAACTGGCTGGCATTGAATTCGCCCGCCACTGTGCGGATGCCGTCCGTGTTGATGCGCGCCAGCGTGTGGCCGGAGATCGGAGGGCAGAGATAGCTCTGCTCGATCAGGTCGCGCATGTGCGCCTCGTAGGCCACCGACCTGAACAGCGCGCCATCACCCTCGTGCAGCAACCCACTGTCGAGCCGGAACGGCGTGGCCGTGAATCCCACCACTCGCATGTGAGGGTTGATCTGCAACAGATCGGCCAGAAACCGCCCATAAGTGGTTTCCGTGCTGCGCGGGATGAGGTGTGCTTCATCGACCAGCACCAGATCGACGCGCTGGAGATCGTAGGCGCGGCGATGGATCGATTGGATCCCTGCGAACAAAATCCGCGACCGCAGATCGCGCTTGCCCAGCCCGGCCGAATAAATGCCCGCCGGTGCGTCCGGCCAGAACCCGATCAGCTCGGCATAGTTCTGCGCGATCAACTCCTTGACGTGGGTCAGCACGATCACGCGCGTGTCCGGCCACGCTTCGATCGCCTCTTTGACGAAAGTTGCGATGATCAGCGATTTGCCGCCCGCCGTCGGGATCACCACCAGCGGGTTGCCATCGTGGTTCTCCTCGAACCATGCGCCGAGGCTATCCACCGCTTCACGCTGATAGGGGCGGAGTTGAAGGCTCATGGCTGCGCCTCCGCATTTCGGGCTGCGCGCATATGGTCCCGTGCGGCCCGGTCGCACCATGAGTTGACCGCATTGCGAGGAGTTTCGACGCCCCTGTGCCCCTTGACATGGCGGTATTCCACGCGCACGCCTGCCTGCTGGAGCATGGCCCGCACCATATCGGCGCAAGCGATCCCCTCGGCAGGTGGGGTGCGCCTGGTGCCCTTCAGTATGCCGATCGCGCCAACGCAATCAGTTTGGGCGATGATCTTGCTGCCTTGGCCCGGCCGCACACGGCGCAGCACCAACCAAATGCCGTTGGCCAAACCGAACAACTCAGCGATTTCGGCAGAGATACACGGCCCCTTAAGGACGCCGCTGTCACGGCCGGTAATGCCGTCCGTCTTCCACCAGCAGGCATAGGCCCCGACCTTTGACTGTGGACACCACGACGCATCGGAAAACAACGTGATGAGGCTCATGTCACCACCTCGCTGCTGCGGATGTCGTCGAGCGTGACGCCGAACATCCAAAGTTCGCGGCGCGCAATGTCGAGAGACGGCGCGGCGGTGCAGAAGATTTCACCGGGTTCGGTTACATCCTCGTCAACCTCGCCCCAATCATCCTCGAATTCGTCAATCTCATCCTCAAGCAGTTCGACACGGAGCAGATCGCCATCCCAGGTGGCCACGCAATTGGCATAGCCCTCCGGGTTCCGGAATTCCCACCGCGCGCCCATCAGAACGGCACTCCATCGCGCCAGGTGGTGCCGTCCGCCATCCGGTATTCGACCCAGCCCGCATCGGTGTCAGCGTCGATCTGCTCACCGTGAATCAGGCCAGGGATGTAAAGATGCGCGCCGCAGCCCAGCACCTGCTGGTCTTTGTCCCGCGTCTCGCGAGTGGCCTTACACATCCACTGGCCGCCCTCGATGGGCGTGGCGTAGAGACAGGATCGGCAATGCGCGAATGGCACAGCAGAGCCGTGGCAGACGTTACGATGGTCGCAGAACTTGCACTCCCACCAGGTCGGATCGTCGCTGATCCGCGCGGGCGGCTGTTCAGCCCCAATGATGCTGTGCGCCTTGGCCACCAGCTGCATGGCGGCGGCAGCATCGTAGCGCACACGTTCCGAATAGAGGTCGTCGTCGTTCTTGTTGACCGCGAGATAAAACGCGCGCTCCAGGCCGCCAAGGTGCATGTAGACCTGCATCTGCGCCCAGTGCTCGGGCTTGGCCTCGCGCACGCCCTTGGTTAGCAGGTTGGTGAAACTTTTGGCGTTGTGGGTCTTAAATTCGCAGACGTGCCAGGCCTTCGGCGCTTCGACAAAGCCGATGCCGACGCCGTCCATAGAGCCGCCGAAATGGCCGCTTTCATCGCGCACCGTCCACTGCTGGCCGGTGGTCTCATCCGCCTCATAGACAGTGACGCCAGCCGCGCGCAGGTCAGCCACGAACCGCTCCTCGGCGCGGTGGCCGGTCTGAAACAGCCGCAACAGCCGCCCTTGATGGCGGACTTCGGTAGCCCAGCGCCACGAATACCAGATCGAGCGCTTGCACTGCCGGCCAATCAGTGACGCGCCGAGATGCTCGCGAAAGCCGCTCTCCTGCGTCGCCTCATAGCTCGCCCAGATCGCGGAAATGGTCGTGTTTGTGGGTTCGGGAATTTCGGCCATGATGGCGCGCCCCTTGCGATTTCTTATTCGTGAGGAGTGAGGGGGCGAGCGCCTGCCCTGGAAAGTGAGCGCTCGCCCCCGGCTTCATCAGGCCGCCGCACCCCGGCGCCACGGCGGAGTGACGGGCTGGGCAGTCGGAGCCGGGCGGCTCTGCTGCGGTGCCGACTGCTGCGGCCGAGACTGCTGCGCCTGCGGACGCGGGGCGGAACCGGCCCCGGTGGCCGGGCTGTAGCCCTTCACCTCGTTCGAGGCTTCGCGCTCAATGCCCTGCTTATCCAAGCCCTTGGGCTTCACCGTCACCTTCACCACCATGGGCTTGAAGTGCAGAACCTCGGTGTCCGACACGCGCAGCACGCCCGTGGCGTGGCAGATCGCCGACAGCGTGCGCTGTGCGATTTCGACGGTCTGCGCGTTCGGGTTGTCGAGGTTGAGGCGGTCCCACACGCGGCGGCCACGATGCTCGCCATCGAGCACTTCAAGCTCCAGCACCAGCTGCTTGCCGTTGCCGGACTTGGTGGAGACGAACTCGCTCTTGACGATTTGCGCGATGTAATCGCCCGCCGGGATGATTTCGCGCGGGGCGTTCGGCTCGACGGTGTTGGCGTCGAATTCATAATGAAGCTGTGCCATGGTTCAGGCCGCCTTCTGCATGGTGGTGGCGTAGTAGGGGATGTGCGCGGCCAGAGTGGGCCACATCATCTCCGGTTCGTTCGGCAGGTCGATGCTCGACGGCATGCGCCACCGGTTCTTGCCGAGATGCGCAGGCCGCTCCTCGGCGTAGAGGACACGCTGTCCGACCCCGACGCCGCGCTGCTTGCTGTTCTTGTCCTTCGGGTCGGTGCGAACCAGGCTCACCCGGTAATTCATGAACAGGATTGCATCGACGTTTTCCTGCACCAGCGACGACGCCAGCTTGTGCAGCTTGGGCTGATAGCGATCATAGGGATCGCTGTCCGGTGCCTCGAACCGCTTGACCTCGCAATGAGCCAGCATGGCGATGGCCATACTGCGCGCGGTGCGCAGGTCGTTCAGCGCCTCCATCACTTCGCGCCACACATCCAGCGCGGCCAGATAGCCCTTGCCGTATCCGGCGTCCTCGATGCTGCGCCAGGCGTTGCGCTTGCACGCTTCGGCCCAAATGATCGGCTCCAGCCAGTCCAGGCTATCGAGCACCACAGACTGAAATTCGTGCTCGCCGTTGAACAGTTCGCCGAATGCCTGCATCAGATCATCATAGCTGCGCAGCAGGTCGAACGTGGCCACATCGAGCAGGCCAAGACCGTCCTCGAAGCGCAGAAAGATCGGCTCCGGCATCCCGGCGGCCATGCTGGTCTTGCCGATGCCGTGCGGGGCGTAGATCAGCAGGCGGGGCGGTGTCAGCACTGATCCGCGCTGCAATTTTCTGAGGGAAACAGTCATCACGCGGCCTCCTTCACGGCTTCCAGCTTGTAGCTGGGCTTGGTGGTGGAGACGGTGCGAGCAGGCTCGAACAGATTGCGAATCGACGGCGGCCACGCGTTGAACTTGGCCTCGGCCACCTTGATCTCGATGCCCACGTAATGGCGCGGATCTTCGCCCCAGCTTTCGATGACCTTGACGGCATCGCGCAGTGCGCCCTGGTCCCACGCAACCTTCTTCGGAAGATCGGCTTTCACCTTCCACCCGTCAGTCGTCATCAGCGTGACTGTGCCGGAGTCCTTGCCTTCAGCGCGACGAATCTGCGCAGCGGCGTGGAAAAAGCGGCGGTTCAGCTCAGTGTCCAGCAATTCGCCAATCGCAGCGATCTGCAATTTTTGCGTAGCCAAATCCTCAAGCAGCATTGCGATCTGCTCCAGGGGGAGGCGATTGACCTCCTCCCTCGGCATTTCGGCGAGCTGCGCCAGAGTTGTGCGGTTGCTCATCGTCTTACCCTTCAAAGTTGCCCGCTTGCGTTGACCAGCGAAGCCGCGGGCTGCGCTTCCTGGTATCCTTGAGAGCCTGACGCACACGCGGCATGTCGTCTGGGGCGATCACCACCCCGCGCAGCCCACCGTTGGCGTTGGCCAAATTCAGCGCCCGCAATGCGCGGCGCAGGCGCGCAGGAGAAACCGCGAGAACATGCTGCGCTTCCGGCGAGGTGTAAGAACCCCAGGGCATTTGGATCTGGGTCATTCGCCCCCCCCCCGCGCTCATCAGCAGACCGCCGACGCGTAGCGATACGATGACGATGCCTTGCACCGGCAACAGATCCGCTGTCCTGCCAGCTTCCGGCGAAACACTCGCAGGCAATTCAGGCAACGCGGTTGGTCAGACACCTGCACTGTCGCGGCCTGGCGCGAAGCTTCGCCGCGCCGCCACGGGGGCACACTGGTGAGGGTGGCGCTCATGCGGACAATCCCCCCATCGGGCCGATACTGCGCTGGCGATAGATTTCGGCCTGCACGTCCGCCATGTCGGCCCGCAAGCGCAATTCCCGAGCATACCAAGCACGCGCTGTCATCCATTCATCGGCCCAAACGCGGCCAATGTTGCCGCGCAGGATCTGCGTCACCCGGCTTTCGGTCAGGCCGAGATCACGGGCTACCGAGGCAACGGCACGCTGCGCGCCACGCTCCCGCCGCATCGCAATCGCATCCAGCACAATGCGGTGCATTTCCTGCGCGGGGGTTTCAGCCTCAGCGGCCCGCAAAATCTTGCGTGACATCATCAGCATCCTGCGGTTGAGCCGGGCGAGAACGGGTCTCTGTCCAGGCTATTGTTAAGAGGGCCACAATGAGCACCGCGTGCACGATGCCCAACACAATGACGATCATCCGATCCGCCACAGCGATCCGCTCAAGGAGCCAGAGCGAGATCATGCGGCCACCTCAGGCAAGGCGGCCCGACGCTGAGAACGATCTGGGAAGTCCAGATCCGACACTTCGCCGTCAGTCACTTCAGCAATGCGCCGGATCATGGCGCGATCGGGGATGCGCTCATGCGTAAGGTATCGATGCACAGTGCGAGCTGGGTTCTTCCCCTTGATCTGGAGAAGATCGGCCAGTTGCGTAGCGGAGAGGTTTTTGGCGAGACGCCATTCATTCAGCTTCATGGCGCAAACCATGTAGCCAAATTGGCTATTTCGTCAACAAGAAAAATAGCCAGATTGGCTGTTTTTGGATTGCCAATTTGGCAATCGATTAAAATCAATGATTTAGCCAAAGTGGCTAAGTCATGAGCAGCAGAACGCCACACTCACGAGTTGAAGAAATCATGCAAGCACGCGGACTGCGGCAGATCGATGCCGCCCGAGCTTGCGGCATGCAAACCCCAACTTTTCAAAAAATCCAATCTGGTTCTCGTCGGCCAACGGCCAACACTGAAAAAGCTCTGGCTAAAGGCCTGGGCGTTCAGGTGGCTGATCTTTACGCGGAAATAGGATCACCCATTCCGCCCCCGCCGGAAAGTTTCATTTCTAATTCTCGCCATACGGATGGTCTCGATCAGAAGCTCACGGAGGATTTGATCATCACGTTGTTTCGAGAGCTGGACGTGCCGGAGCAGGAATTCGTGGTCAGGATCATTCGCGGACTTTTGGCGTCCGGGAATGCCGCACGCGCCTCGTAAATTGATCACGACACCCATTACCACATTCCCATCAGCAAAGAACGGAAAGTGAACGTGGCAAAATCTTGCGGCAGCGTCGAGAGGAAATCATTCCTTGCCTCATCAAAAATTATTTGTATCGTTCTTGCGGTTTCGGCATGCGCCACCGTTCAACCGGCGAGCGAGGCCGATAAAAACGCGGCGGTTCAAACGATGATCGCCTGCCAACGCCAAGCCGCCAGACAGTTGGATGACCACACATCTCCGGCAGGCGATATTGCGATAGCTGTCGATCAAGCTTGCAACGCACAGCGGGAGCAAGCCATTGCCGTGTTTACCATTGGCATGAACGCCGACGCGGCGCGCATGCTCGCAAGCCGCGTTCGAGCAACTGGCCCATCAAGGGCAGTTGAAGTTGTGTTGTTGGAACGCGCAGAAAAATAGCCAAATCGGCTACTTTTCTAATTGACGAAATAGCCGATTTGGCTATTAGATACCTCCACCAACCCAGTGGAGGTATCATGCGTCACCCCCTTTCCAGCTACACCAACGGCCCTGCGGATGATCGCACCCGCAGCTTTATGTTCCCGCACCTGTATGTGGTCGGCGGCCATCCGGCCATGTTGGTGGCGGATGTCCAAGCAACGCTTGTACTGCGGCTGCGTGCCGAGGGCATACTTCAGGAATCGCTGAAGGATTGGCGGACCGCCACCGGAAAAATGCGCGCGGCGTGCCGGGGGTATTTGGCCCGAGACATCGAAGCATACCGCCGCGCCAGCAAGGTGGCTGCTGCGGCCCGGCAGCGTTGGTGGCTGGACACCATGTTGCGCGTGTGTGAGCGCGAAGTGATGCGCGATGGCGTCTTGGTCAGCGGGGTTCGCCATGACCATTGATCCTGATTTCATTGCAGGCCGTGCCATGCGCGCGGCAATCGCCCTGGACAATATTGCCCAGGGCAAATTCCTCAGCCTGACCGACAGAAAATTCGTGTGCACGTGCGCTGCCGACATGCTGCGCGAGATAGCGCACGCCTACGTTGGCCAGACCGCTGCCATCGATCATGCATGCCACCAGATCAGCGAAATGCAGGCCAAATTGGCCGAGGCGCAGACGCCTTGGTGGCGAAAATTTTGGACCGCTTTCGTCGCCGATTTTGGCCGCGAGATTGAGCAGGATCGCGTGGCGTGAGCGAGTTTGACCCCCAAGAGGGCGATTGGGGATGGCCGAAACTGCGATACGCCAACCTCTGGAACGCCATCAACGGCCCCGGCGCGTGGGAAGAAAACCCGTGGGTCACAGCGCTGACGTTTGATGTCGTGCGCCAGAACATCGACGCCATTACTGCGCAAGAAAGGATGATGGCCGCCATTGACCGGCTGGCGGAGGCTGAAGCTGCGGAATTTTCAATTCAGTATGCCTCCGCCCAGGTGCCAAGAAACGCTTCAGTTACTCCAAACCTCGTCCTATGCCGCGCCTATCACGCCGAGATGATGAAGCACGAACGGGCTGGCGACGCATTCCAACGTGGTGCCGAAGCGATGCGGGAAGCTGCGGCGGTGCATCTGGACGAAGTCGAAGCAAGCTACGAAGTGCTCATTCAGCGTCCCATCAGCGGCGAACGGAACTGTGCGATCAAGTTGGGTGCTGCCGAGTCAGTGCGCAACCTTTCCCTGCCGGAGACAAAATAATGGACAAGGCCCAAATATCCACATTCATCGAGTACATGTTTGGCTGGCGCTCTCTAGGCGTTGATGCCAATGGGGATGAAATCTCGGTGCCATATTCGCCTGAATTGCGTGCATTTATGGTGGCGTTCTTGGGCGAAGATACTCCCACCAACGGGGATTTCATCATGAGCCAGATCCGTCCGGACTTTCTCAAGCAACGCCATGCGCTGGGACTGTTCCTTGTGAACATGGGGCGTTCGATTGAGCCGGGAATTCAGATTGGCCAATGGCCGGGCGAGAGCAAGAAGGAGACGAAGTGATGAGCCAGGCCAAGGTAAACCACCCCGTAGCTAATGGTTGCCGCAGACATGGAGCAGTCGAAATAGGCTGCAAATTTGATGAAGATATGTTTGAGGAAATCAAGCGACTTGCGCTGAAGAACAAAACATCGTTTTCCGAGCAGCTTCGCACTTTGGTGCAGTGGGGCCTCGATACTCTTGACGAATGGAATGAGCAGGCATGATCCGCACTGACGGGCAGGTGGCAGCCGAGCTTCAGATCAGCGCACGCCGCGTGCGCGAGTTGGTGGCCGAGCACCATATCCCTGTGTTGCGAACCGCCAGGACCAAGGGCAAGGTTCGCTTCGATGACGCCGCGTTCAAAGCCCTCTTGGAAGCCATGCGATGCCCCTCACCCTCACCCGCCGCACCGGCTCGCCGTTCTGGTGGATCACCGGCACGATCCGGGGGCGACGCATTCGCGAAAGCACGGGCTTTGCTGACCGCGTAAAAGCCGATGAGATCCGCGCCCGCCGTGAAGGGGAAGTGCTGGATGAGGCTATTCACGGAAAGGGGAAAGCTTGGACATTCGCGGATGCGGTGGTGTCTTACAGCGAGCACGCAGGCCCACATTCCACCGCCACAAAAAAGCGCGTCCTGCGCCTGCTTGATCACTTTGGCCCAAAGGCTCTTGCCGCCCAGATCGACCAGCGCGAAATTGACCGCGCCTGCACCGCGCTGCTGCGGCCGGGCGCGAAACCAGCAACCCGACTGCGCGAGATCGTCACCCCTATCCGCGCCATTCTCAGCCACGGCGCGCGGCGCGGCATGTGCGCACTGCCGATTTTTGAACACGGGAAGGCAAGCCCCAGCCGCACCGAATGGCTGACGCCGGGCGAAGTGGATCAGCTGATCGAAGCCGCCGCGCCGCACTTGCGCCCGCTGCTGACGTTTCTGGCTGGGACCGGTGTTCGGCTCGGCGAGGCCCTTGCGCTCGAATGGCAGGACGTGGATCTGCAACATGGCACCGCTCGCGTGCAACAAACCAAGCAGGGCACGCAACGTGTGGTCGAATTGTGCCCGCGCGTGCTGGCCGCACTGGCCGGGATCACCGGCCCGGCCAGACCGGCCAAGATCGGCGGTGGCTTCTACCCGCGCGCGGAAGATGGACCGGTGTTCCGCGCTCGATCCGGCATGCCCTATGCCGAGCGCAAGGCTCAGGGAGGTGGCCAGATCAAGACCGGCTGGGCGGCAGCCATCAAGAGATCCGCGATAGAGCGCGACGTGACGCCGCACAGCCTGCGCCACACATGGGCATCATGGCACTACGCCTGCCACAAAGACCCGCTTCTGCTGCGCCACGCTGGGGGCTGGTCCACGGTCTCGATGGTCGAACGATACACCCATCTCACCCCGGCCAGCATGGCCCGGCAGATCGAGAATTGGAGGGCATTTGGCACGCTGTTGACACACGCCGAAGCGGAGCACAAAAAGCGCGCGTGATATCAGAGCGATCCGCGCAGCCTCCCCGCCCTTGGTAAGGGAGAGGTCGAGAGTTCAATCCCCTCCAGCAGCACCATTTTTCCGCAGAAATCCGGGGTTAATCCCCCGGAGCGGATTACGAAAATCGACTCAGACACCCTGAACAAACCGTGATTTGCGGCACACTGCTGGCACACGATTCGCGATGCGTTCTCATCGCTTGTGCAGCGTGTTGATGTGGCTGATTACGGCTTCGTGATGCTGCTCTATGCGCTTGCGGATTTTGTGGTGTGAAACCGCAGCCGACACGCCGAGCAACGGCAATGAAACCAGCTGCAACCAACCGGACGAGATGAACTGCACCACGTCGAGCGAGCGTGGCCAAATTACCGGCAGAAACGCCAAAGCGTTGAACGCCCAAAAGCACCACATGGTTGAGAATGCCGCAGCCAGGCGCACGGCCAGCCATTCATTGAAATTCATCAGTTGTCCCCCAGCACCGGCTTACCGATCAGCGCCCGAATCAGATCACGCGTGTTTTTTTGACCGTCCACCATTGCGCTGGTGATGCGAGCCTCCACCGCAATCAGGTCATCGCGAGTTGCCACGGCGCGCAAATCACGCTGCGCTTCTGTGACGGCGTCCCAAATTTTATCATCGCCATCGCGGGCATCATCGCGGGCAGATTTGATGGTGTCGTGCAAGTGCTTCACGGTGCCGACACCCACAAGGGACAGCAGGCCGAGCAGCCAAGAAAGGACGGTGTTGGTTTCTGGTAGATCAGCCATCGCTGGTTCCTCACGCAGTGATCGAGATGGTGGACGGTGGCAGAGCCGTAGCCCCCGATGGATTGCCATCGATGATCAGATCAAGCGCAGCCACATAAGCTGCGATACCTCCTGCGACGGCTTTGTATTGCGCCGCAGTGAAGGTGTGCCACGCGCCGCCGCTGTCCTTCATGGGGTATGACGTGCCACCGCCCGGGAAAGCCCCTGTGCCAACCAGCGTGGTGACGACAGCGCCCAATTTCCCGGTTGTGGCTGGGTCGGTCGGGAACAACGCAGTCAGGCTGACCGAGCCGCTGAGGGTGATCGTCAGACCCGCCATGATGGCGGCGGCTGCTTGTTGTGCTATCGTTGGGGCGATTGCCGTTGCGTATCCTGCAAATGCTGCCGTTAATTCTGCCACTGAAGCATAATCGGGAAACAGCACTTCGCCAGCTACAGCCAAATAAGACGGATCAACCGCACGCATCGACAGGCCATTGTTGGAATATGCGAACATCAGATGTTATCCTCCCATCCTGTAACAAACACATATCCTGTGCCGGTTCCTGTGGTTCCCCAATAAATGTTGGTGCTTTCCAGCATCATCGTCACAGGGCATGTGCTGGTCACGCCAAAGCCTGAAAATTGCACCCATTGCCCACCAATGCTTGGACTTTGGGCATATGACGCATTTGGAGCCAATGTTGCCGTCAGAGATCCAGACGTTTCCTGAACAATCACCGAAATAAATGTCGCAGTCGTCGGAACGAACGCACCGACTGCTATGGCAGTGCCAGCCGTGGCAGTGCCAGATGCCATCGTCGGAAGCGCCGATAGGTTGGGACCGCCAACAATATATTGAGCCCGACGCCCCTTCTGAATAGTGGCAACCAGATAACCACTGCTGTTCGTTCTCACCCATCCGACGCGAGCGATGTATGGATAAGTCGAAGTGATTGCGGCATTTGGTGCGGTGCCACTCAACGAAAGCACGGCACCTGTGATTGTGCCATTCGAAACCACCCAGACCGCATACCACGTCGATGCGGCCACAGTTCCTGAGTCCAAACCATTTAGGCCAGTTGTCGCCGTCGAAATTGACGAGGATACCACCTCAACAATGCTTGCCCCAAAGCTATTGGTCAGCGCGGCCAGATCGGCAGCAACGGACAATGCAGTGCTTGATGTGACGCTGATTACCAAATTTTTGGGCGGCGCGGTGGGGCGCATGGAAATAGCCTGCGCCGAAAGTGCAGATGCGGCTACTGCTTCAGCAGTTGAAACTCCAGCCGCAACTGCGGCTGTCACATAAGCAGTTGATGCCGCTTTCGTGCTGTTATCGCTGGGCGATTGTGTGCCCACCACTGGATTGGTTAATGCCCCGCTATTCTGCAAGACCAGTGCGCCGGTTCCAGTAGGTGTCTGCGCCAGCGCTGTGGACACTGCCGCCGGGTAGGTAGTGCCCGCCGACGCCGCTGCCGGCAGAGAGACAACGGTGACCTGACCCGCTTGGTCAAACGCCAACAGGTTGCCCGCGCGCGTAGAAGCCACAGGCAGCGGAATTGGGCCAGTCGTGTCTGCCGGGTTGAAAGCGATGGCCGAGCCGTATTGTTGAGAGAGCTGCTGGACCTGGAGCACAACATTATCGATGGCCTGTTCAACCACAGTCGGCCACAAGCCACCCTGGTTCGATAGGCTGGTGGGTTGCGTCAATGGGACAGAACGCGCCAGCGTCAGACGATACCCGGTCGTCAGTGGCCCGCTGTTCAAAGTGAGCGTGCCGCCGACACTGCCGATGCCGGTGATGGTGTAGGCCGATGCCCCGAGCGTGGTTTGATTGCCCGAGGTATCGGTCTGCACCACCGAATAGCTGGCGGTGGCTGGAATATAGAACGAATAGGTGAAGGTGCTGGTGGCACCGTTGCCCGTCCACGTCGCCGAATTGGCGGTTGTCGAAACTGTCATTGCGCGCCTTTCAGGAGTGCAGATTTGTTCTCCATTGCCTGCTGGATAATCGAAGGATTCTGAAGCTTAATCAGCGTCCGTGCGCTCTCGCGGCCAGTTGTGATTGCAGATTTGATCCGCTCGGCCTGAACCTGCTCCGGCAACAATGCAAAACCGGGCGTGTTGATCATGGCATCCAGGTGCATCTTCACCATCATGCCCGCAGTCCGGCTCAAGTCGTCATATTGCTGAGGCGTCAGCTTCACGCCCGTGATTTTGCTTTCCAGCTTCGCGGGCATCACCGCGTGTCCAGACTCTTGCAGGGCTTCAAGGCGCTGCACCACAGGATCTGGGTTCACTTGCGTTGGCCCCATCATCGTGTGTCTGTCCATCGGCGCGCCGAAAATGTCACGCTGCGGCAAAAGCCCTTCCGACAGCCACGGCACTTGATTGCGCACCTTATCGACCAACCCATGGGCCTCGCGCGCGTAGGGATCCATCTGTGCGGCGGCCTGGCGCACCGCCGACGAGAACGGGATGAAACCGGTTGCAATGTTGTCAAGGTAGGTCTCGCCGCCCGCGTCCCAATGGCGGGCGGCATTCATCAAATTGGATGCGCCAGACATCCACGTTTCGTTCAGCACGGCTTCCGACAAGCCAAACACCATCGCCGCCGCCGCCTTGGTTTGCTCGCCTTCGCCCAGCAAATGCCCCGCGTGATACATGTCAGCCGCCGCGCCGATCATCAGGCCAAACGGCCCCATCATCTTGCGATAGGGATACCAAGTCTCCCCGATGCGGATTGCATAGGGCTGGTTCCCAGCCATCCGCCAAGCCGCTGCCGTTTTGGGATCGGTTGCTGGATCGGGACCGCCGCCGGTGATGAGACCTTCCGCCGCAAGCCCCATGGTGCCGACCATCAAACCGGTGCCGACGCCGATCTTGGCAATCTGCGTGGTGCGCGCCACGTTGCCACGCGCCCCCGCCAAATCGGCCCGCGCTTCATCGGACAGCACCGCCAGCGGAGAATGCTTCACCAGCCCCTCGCCCACGATGTTGGTGCCGATCTGCACGAACGGCATCGCGAGTTTCAGGATGATGTTGCTGTTGACCAGATCGGCCACCTTCTGCTGCATCGTCCCATATCGGGGCCGACCCATCAGAACCATGTTCAGCGCTTCTTGATGCGCACCCTCAATCATGGCCGATGTTGGCGATTGCGACAGATCGGCCACCCGTGCATTGAACGCTTCGCCTTCCAGGCCTTCGGCCATCGCCTGGCGATATGCGGTGCGGGCGATTTCGGCCTCGTAGTTCATCCCGTAGAACACGGTGTGAATCGCGCTGACCATCCGGCCAGGCGTTTCGAGCACATAGCCCAGCTTTCCGGGGATCACCTGCGGGCGGTAGGTATCGCCGAACTTGTCTGCGAAGCTGCCCTGCCTCATCTCCTCGCCCTTCATGAATGGCACGCCGCTCTTGAAGGCTTCCCAGCCCGGCACAAACCCATCCCGCGCGCCACGGATCATGCCGTAGATCTGCGCGTTCGCCTCGCCCATGTAGACGCGATCCGCGCCGGATGCGCCGCGCAGCGCGTCAATCCCAGCCGCCACGCGGGTTGTGACCTGCGCCTTGAACAGCGCCGAGACGGTGTTGCCGACGCCATAGGCCGCGTGCGTGATCGGCCCGGAGATCAGGTTGTTGATGAAGTAGGAAATGATCTGCGAGCGCGCACGCTGCCATTTTGTCTGCACGCTCATGTCGTTGACGAATTTCGACACTTGTGCCGGGGTTTCCAGCGCCGCGCCCGCCTGCGCTTCTTCGCGCAGCTGAAACAGCGTCCGACCAGTGCTGTCTTTCACCAGGCGGTTGATCATTTCCAGATCCTGCTCGCCATCGAGCATGCGGAATGCTCGCAGCGCCCGGCCCGCCTCGGCGGTGATGCCAGCAACCTGCTCTTGCACCATGCGGTGCAACGCCTTGGCCCGACCATAGGCCAGCACGTCCGCATCGGTGCCGCTGGCCGCCTTGATCATCGCGTCACGAACGCGCGTGGCAGTCTCGATCAGCAGCTTGCGCGCGGCCACGATCTGCTCGGCGTTGAACGCCTCGCCTACTTTCCGCAGCGACAGATCGCCGGGGCGCATTCCGATCGCGTCCGCCAAGTCGAGCACCTGCGCATCAGAGACCACGCCGCGCCGCGCGCCCATGAAATCATCGTTCTCTGCCGCCGCTTCACGGATGGCAGAGAGCACATCTTCCGGCTGGTTGAGGTTGTCGAGCCGGATATTGCCGGCCTTATCGACTAGCCCTGTGTCGGGGTTTCCGAATCGTTCGTTGGGGCTTCCGGGGGTGTCTGTGACGGGGGTTGGCCGTTGTTCCACGGCGGGATCAGGTTCTTCAGGTCGAACACCGGCTGCGGCTCCAGACCGTTCGCCACTCGATGCCGCTGAATTGCGTCGTCCAGACCCAACGCCACTTCCGCTTTGTCCATTGCCATCTTCGCCATCCGCTTCACCGCGTCCGACGAGAACGGGTTCTGCAACGCCGCCTTCGCCTCCGCCAGCGCCAGCTCCACCACTTGCCTGTGAAACGCCATCCTCTGGTCCTTCGTCTGGGATGCCGTCCAGCATCGAGGTGCCAAACGGGTCTTCCACGTCTTTGATGTGGCCCACGATTTCCGTGGCGTCCGCGCCTAGATCGTCGCGCTTCGGATCAGCATCTTGCGCCATTTTGGCGCGGACTTCATCAAAGAACTGCTCGGCGGTTTTGCCGCGCGGGCTGATCCCGTGCTCGTCTGATAGCCGCTCGATCTCTGCGTTGCGTTCCAGCGCTTCATGGTAAGCCTGCACCGCATCAGCATCATGTGCCGAGTATTGCGGCGCTGCCTTGTGATCGTCATCGATCTTGTCGAGCAATTGCTTGATCGATGGCCGTTCCGCGCCGAGGTCTGGGAAATAACCCGCCTCATGCGCCAGCAAGCCAGCATAATCCAGATCGTGCCCGGTTTTCATGTTGATCAGGCCAGGGCGATATTTCGGCTTATCGATGATGTTGCGGATATCGCCGCCAATGTCCTTGATGCCGCCCATGCGCACGAGATAGCTGTTCAGCCGCTCCGGCTCCTTCGGCACCCGATCGAAAGCATCTCGTGGACGGTTCACCAGCTCGCGTGGCTTCTCCGGGGCGACGACAGTTTCGCGCGCATCAGGCGCGGTGCTGATCAACCTGTCGAATACGTCGCGGATGTCATTCGTGATCGGCGCGCGCAGACCATCGACGGTCGAATAGATCTTCGTCAGCCAGTCGCGGAACTTGGCAAACACGCCCGCCAACGAGTTGGTAGGCGCGCGGCCTTCCATCAGATAGCGCTCGAAAGCACGGGCAAACCGTTCATGCTGCCGCCCGCTGATCTGCGCGCCGTCTTCAGCCTTAAGCCAGGACCGCACCGCCGCTGCATCTGCCTTCAGCGCGGCCGGTGCAGCTTCGTGTGCGGCATCGCGCATCAGCTCCTCAAGCCACTGGTGGCCGGTCTCATGCAGGAAGGTGGATGCATCAGCCTTGGCGAACAATGTGATGGTCGAGCGCCCATCCTGCCGCAGCCGGACCTTCCCCGCAGCCGCGCCAGAGCGCCCTCCAGAGCCGCCCGCCACCACGTCCGGTGCCTCACGTCGATAGAGATCCTCGGCGCTGCCCAGCAAGCCCTCCAAGCGCGCTGCGCGGGTTTCGTAGTGCGCCTGGATCAAAGCGCCAGCCGCGCGGGCTTCCTCTTCTGGCCGTCCGGCAGCCATGTGCTTTTCGGCCTCCGCGTCGGCGATGAAGAACGGCGGCTTGACGGCATCCGGTTCGACCGTTTGCCCGGCGGGTCCGGCGGACGGCTCAACCGCAGGCGATGCTTCAGGTTGTGCCGCCTTCACAGGCTCGGCGTTAGCCGGTTCAGCCTGCGG